CACGAATAATACTATCATTCATTTCTCTAAATGACCATATTTCTACAAATCCTTCAAAGTTAAATTGTCCTGGGTGTTGTGATACATATCCAGAATGGTTTATTAAAAAATCTCTAAACGTTACAACATAATCTTTTCCAGGTTGTAAAGAATCATTAGGTATATAAAACTTTATAAATGGATTATTGTTTACTTTCCTCATGTATGCTAATACATTTAAGGTAGCAATCAAGTCTCCCATTTTTAATAGGCCTCCAAACTGTTGACCAGAAATATTAATAACTATTGGATCATTTTCGTAGTAAGTGTTTATTAATCCCATGATTATATACCTTTATAGTTTTTGTCTAACTTGAGCTTATCTTGATTTTCTTTTAACCATGTTGCAGAACCATAATGTAATGCAAATTCACGAAGTTCTTCTAAAGATGCATTTGATGCAATGTTCATCTCTTTTAACTTTTCATGAATAATAGTGTCATCAAAATCAATTTTAGCATCTAGTCCTAAATAATCTTTAATAAATTCACCAAAAAAATGAGGTCCCATCCACCTATTAGATATTTGGTTGTGCACATGCGTTAGCATTGGATGACCTTTTGTAAAGCCGAAGAATGAACTACAGATAGTAGGATCTTGATCCCAATGATTTAAATGAATAAATCCATCTCTTTCATCTAATTTACGATTAGAAAATGAATCATACACTTCATAGTCACAATCTAAATAAATACCACCATATTCATGAACTACGTGTAGTCGTAACATATCAGCTATGACTACCCAATCTTTATTACTTATGAATATATCTTTTAAATCACGTAACTTATCTGATAATCGAGGTAAGTTATCATTATTCCAAAAAATATATTCATAGTCAGGATTCATCTGCTTGACCTTTTCACAAAATACTTTGTCTCGATCAGGCATTTCGTATGGACCTAACCATATTTGATGAATGATTTTTTCCATTACCAAACAAGGATTACATCAAATGGAGATACTAATAACTTGTTCTCTCCACCAATAGGAATTACTGGTGCTTTACCTAAAGCTGATGGATCTACTAAGATTTTATCACCTGCTTTAATATCTGTAACAAGATCACCTACAGCATGAACTGTAAGCTTGTTAAGTTTCTGCATCATCTCTTTTTCAAGAGCTTCTTTAGTGTTGTCGTCAACAATAAGTTTACCTTCTTCTTTCTTAGGAAGGTCTAGCAATATTCTATTGCCACGTAATAATTTAAAATCTACCATTATGCTTCAATTTTTGTTAGTGTATAAAATCTTATAATATCTTCACCATGTAAGTGAATCTCTGATTGATATACATCACGCTTACGTGTTACACCAATCATCTTATTAGTCTTAGGATTAATATTAGGTGTTTCTACAACACGCTCATGTATGTCATCTAATAAGACTAACAGATCATCTTCATCCATCATCACTGTACGAATTATTTTATTAATATTAAAAGAGTCTAAGAACTCTTTATCTTCCTCTTTACGAGTGTAAAAGAATTGATTTGTCATTGTTTGTTTGGTTTTGCGACTCTCCAAGTCTGTATAAACTTCTTGCGTCATTGGTTTATTATTTAATTGTTTTAATTGTTTTTCTTTCTTTTTGAATTAATTCAGAATAAAAATATATTGTTATAGGAATAATTGCACTAATTATATTCATTGCTACAAACTTTTGTGTAAAGCCTATTTCAAACCAATAATTTAAAACATTAATACTCCAAGAGATTACACCAAAAAACAATGCTGTATTTTTTCTACCATACATTGTAAACAAATATATACTTGCTTCTAAACTCACCGCAAACACAAAACTCATTATTAATGAATAAGTTCCAGGAGTTGATAGAATATAAAATACGTGAGCAGCATGACTTATCTGTGTTAACAAAGCACAGATAATTGTTATTCTAATTAAGGTTCTTTTGTTCATAAGATTAATTATTATATTCAAAATCAAGAATTTTTCCAACAATATCTGACCTATGGTTTTCTTTTAACTTAATCCATTTAATTTCATCAATCTTCTTAGATAGGTCAATGGCAAAACTAAGTCCGTTATAACTGTCCTTAATGTCCTTTTGTTCGTTATCTCCGTTAACAATAATCTTACCTGTTTTACCAAGTCTAGTTAAAATAGCAAGCATTTCAGCCTTTGTAAGATTTTGTGCTTCTTCAACTACTAATATATCATCAATAGTTTTACCACGAATAAATTGAACAGGATAAGCTACAATGCGTTCATCTTTTACCATAGCTTGAATCTTTATTTTATCAGCACACTTAACGAGGTTTTCTTGGAACGCTTCTAAATAAGGATTAAACTTATCATCCAATGAACCTGGAAGGTATCCCAAAGAATTACCGACTTCTATAGTAGCACGAGTGATGAAGATGTGATTACATTGTTTTTTATTCAAGAAATCTAATGCAGCTAATGCACAAATTAAAGATTTACCAGAACCTGCACGTCCTGTGACAATCACAATTTGATTCTCTATAATTAGTTTTCTAGCTTCTTTTTGTTCCTCGTTGAGAATAACATTATATTTAATCTCTTGCTTGCGTTCACGATTAGGTTCTTTCATACTTTAGTTTTAATGATTCTCGTCTTTTATTAACTTCTTCATACTTATACATATCATTCTCTACAGAAGTATGTTCATCAAGTGTCAAAATTATAATATTTTCTTCATCTAGACAAGCTTCTGGATATTTTTCTTTTGGTAATATATGATGAAAGTAAGTTGTCATTGGTTCACTTCCTAAATAAGATCCACTCACTTCAGAATAATGTTTGCGTTTTTTCCAAATTTCTAAGAAGAAGTTTCTCATTGTTTCTATCTTAATTTTCTGCACAAACATGTCACGCTTAGCTGTTATAAGTCCACCACGTTTAGGAGTGATGGGTTTACGCTTGATGTGACTCAAACATAAACCCTTACTCCATATAGGTTTATTACAGTTTTCTACAGAACATAATTTTACCATCTTGTTTTTCTATTAATAGATTAAGATAAGTTTGAGCCTTCTTTAAATCTTCTAGTCCATTCTTACGCTTCCATCTCAGTAAATACTTTAATACATTACCTTCTAGAAAGTCTAATTCATATTCATTAGCTATATCGATTACATCAAACGCATATCCTTTATAATGATCTGGATGTACAGGTCTTTCCATCTGACCTATCTCATCCATTTCTAGTCTATCTTTTAATGTATTACCTTGTAATCTTTCCTCAATTTCCTGTTGATCCATTTGTTTCTATTTATATTAATTAAAAAAGAAGATGGAAGTTACAGTAGCACTCCTGTAACCTCCTCTTCTATAAAATAAACACTTGACTAACCATAAGAAGTCATGACTTTCCTGTAGATCCTTCGTTTAAGCATAGTTTAAGTTGTAACAAATAACATCACCTGTATAATAGGCTGTTTGGACTTTACAACTTAATAGCCTGGTTAGACTTCTCTCCTGATGTGTTTTAAGACCAGGTAGTTTTTTTTCATCTACATCCACACTTAATATCTTAATTTCCTGTGCTTCCGAATCCTTTATCTCCTCTTTCTGTTTCTGATAATTCTTCCACTTGTTTGTATTCAATCAGTGGTATAGGTATAATTACAAGTTGTGCAACACGATCACCTGCATTATATACTATAGCCTGATTTGTTTCTTCGTCATCAAAAGAATCTAACCAATCTTGTTGATTAGTAACATCACCTTCATCAATAACTACACCTATTTTATGATAGATTCTGTTTCCAAGATTTAAATTAAATTTAACTATAATCTCACCTCTATATCCCAGAGGTTGTTATCCTATGAGCTCTTTATCTCATAGTTCTTTATGTTACCATAAAGCTCGGACTATATCTTCACCCTATTATTATAGGAGCAAGGCACTCGTGTCAGTATTACCATCTTCAACGTTACTTGTTAAGACTCGACTGTTAGTCTCTGAACCTTCAAGAGTATTTCTACTCAAGCTTGGCTGCTGATTGTCCTCTTGTCCTATAATAGGAGTAGGAGTTCCCAGCAATTCACCTTGTTTAATGACGCCAGATTGATGTAAAATATTTAAATCAAGTAACTTTTTACTTTTAATTGGATTATTGCTCCATATTATTAGTTCTTCTGTTGTTACTTTACCTGTCGAATGTGCCCACAATGTTGCATTACCAAATTGCTTATGTAACCATCTATGATCTGAGCCATTTAACAACACTAAATTTTCTGGAGTGTTATTATAAATGTTACAATCTCTATGATGTATACAATAACCTTTAGGTACAGTTTTAATATTTAGTATCTTAAAAGCTACATGATGATGTTCTTTCATCCTACCAACTTTTGGATAGTGATGAATCCTATATCCATCACTATCTAATTGAGCTCCTCTGTAGTTAGGATTATTAATGCCCAAGTAATGATTTTTTTTATAAGAAGTTGAACAACTCATTGAGCAAAATATTCCCATTGTTCTGTTGTATCTCTTTATTTGAGATTCTTTTAAATGGAAAGGTTTACTACACTGAGTACAAGTAGCATTTAAAACAGTTAAACTTTTTTTATACTGACTATAACACTTCAATGAGCAACATTTGTAAGTTATTGCTCTTTTTGGGCTTACTCTATGGGCTTTTCCACAGGTCATGCATTTTACATCTTTCATAAAATTAGAAGTTATATTATATATGCAATATATGTATAATATTTATAACTTCCAAATCCTATGGAAGTTATTGTTTTTTAGCGTCAATTACACCAACAGAATTACTTAATGATAAATCATACTTACTTATAGAAGAACGTGGAAATATAAGTCCTACCATTCCTTCAGGAATCTCTACAGCAATTCCTGTATAACATATAAGTTTATTTTGTACTTCATCTAATATAACTTCTGTAGCTACAAGATCTGCACCTGCATCACCTGGTTTACCAAACCTAGGTGTAATAGCATTACTAACTAATTTTTTAAATTGAATTTTCATTTTCTATTTCGTTTATTTCGTTTACAACTTCATTAATGTTATCTAAAATATCATGTCGAATCTTATCAAAGAATTCATCATTATCTTTTAGCAATGTTACAAAATCATTATAATCATACTTAGTATCATTATAAGTTACTGTCTTACCATACTTACGTAGTATTTCACATGAACTACCAAGGCTTATGAGCTCACCAATACGATCAATACCTTCACCAAATACAATTTCAAAATCAATTGCTTTGAATGGAGCAGCCATCTTATTCTTAATAGCTTTAATCTTAGTGACATTACCGTATGCTTCTGTACCTTCTTTAGCAAGGGTCTTACTAACCTCTATACGTACATCACTATAGAACTTTAATGCATGACCACCTTGAGTTGTTCTAGGATCACCAAACATCATACCAATCTTCTCACGATATTGACTTACGACAATAACACATGTATTGTTTCTAGACAATGCACCTTTTAACTTAGGATATGAGTCACTGTTAAGCTTAGCCTTTCTACCAATAGAACTATCACCAATGTCACCATCTAGAACCTTCTTAGGAATCAATGATGAATCTGAATCTATGATAACAAGATCAACTTCTCCACTCTCAATCATATCAAGAGCAATCTGAAAACCTTCTTCACCATGTGACGGCTGAGCAATTAACATGCTAGAAATATCTACACCTAAAGCACTGAAATAGTTAGGATCAACAGCATGCTCACCATCTATGTATAACACTTTACCACCATCTTTTTGACAGTTAGCAGCAGCATGTCCACAGATAGTAGATTTACCTGAACCCTCCCAACCTACAAGTTCATAAAGTTTCCCTTTAACAAAACCTCCTACACCTAGAGCAATGTGATCAAATGCAATAGATCCTGTAGAAATAAGATCATAATTATTGTGAGGTTTATCTCCTAAAGATAGGATTGTACCCTCTCCATATTTTTTATTGAGTGCATCTAATGCCTCCTGGAATTTGGATTTTCCAGTGTTAACCTCTTGCTTTTTTGCCATTTGATTGATTTTTTATTGTTATATAAAGATACAAAATATTCATTAAAAATAAAATAGCCCAAGTGTAAAACACCTGAGCTATTTGAACTACCTTTCACTTAAACCTAATCTTTCAAATCGTTACAATTTGTAACGGTTTCTGTTGACCCTCTCACCCATTTAGAAGAATAAGGGCAATTTAAACATTTACTGCCGCAACAGGATTTTTGACTTGCTAAGAATTCCTTAGACAATGTCACAAGCTCCACCTCCGCATGCAATGGATTCATTAAAGTTGACTTCATCAGATATTTCTTTAATTTTAGTTATATCAATTTCTTTTAATTTACTTATTAGTGAATTATACTCCTCTTCTGTAATGTCTTGAAAAGGCGCTTGGACG